CGTGCAATTCTCATAAGCGCGGCTTTGGTCATTAGATTATAGGTATCAAAAGGTGATAGTTCAGTTTTCATCAACATAGTAGTACTTCCTTTGGTTTTGGTTAGTTTGTTTGTGTTAGTAGCTTTAGGGAATAAAGCCACTAAACCAAAAAAACTGATTAATTTATGCGCGCTATATCAGTCAGGATAATTTCGCGGACTTGTTCACGGTCAAAGCTATCACCACAAAACCACCAGCCTACTTTTCTAATATGCTTTTGAACGGCTAATGTAATCATTAGACTAGTTAATCCTTTAATGGGATAAACCCCGTCTTTAGAGTTATAGAAACTATTAACGTATGCTTCAAAGTCTTTAATGGAGTCAGTCATTTTAGTTCACCTCGTTTTTAGCGGTTTGTAATTGCTCGATATTAAGCGCGCTCTCGAAACTGCAAGAATTCAAATAATTATTGATAGTCTCGATAGTCATTATTGACGTATAACATTTACCGTGGTCAAACCCACCAAACATATTGGGCGCGCCTTTATAAAACGTCTTCACTTTAAATTTACCGTCTTTACGCTGTTTACCTATGATTTCAAGTTTCATCTTAATGAGTCCTTTTAATATGGTGCTGGAAAGTCTAGGAAAAGCGGTGATAAACATGCGGCTATCATAAAGCCGCTAGTAGCAATAACCGTTAAGCCTACAATATAGTCTGGAGTTTCAACCTTTACTGGTGGAGTCCTTAATATCTTAGTTCTGATTTTCATTTGCTGTACTCTCGTTAGTGTTTGTGTGGAGTCGATTATAATCATTATTTATTATAAGTAAAGCATTAAATTCAATACTACCTGAAATACTTTAATAGGTGGTGATTGCTGGTGGATTGTTTGTGCCTATATATAGGTAGACAAATTGATAGGTAGTGAATGGTATTAGATAGCCTATAGATAGTCTAAAAAGAAAAACGGATAGACCTCCCATTTACGCCTTTAATAAATGAGGCTATCAAGTGCAATGCATGGCTATCTATAGGCTTTAAAAGAGGTGCAATGCCTCTCCACAATCCAGCAATAACAATGCCTGAATAGCGGCTGGGACAATGCCTAAGACACCCCACCCCACCCCTTGGGCTTTTATGGGTGTCTATCGGGCCTACCCACCTGGGGGGCCGGGTCCTGAGTCCGTATAGATATAGCCCCTCAGAGTTTTTCTTAAAATTATTCTCTGGGAAATCCAAAGCCCCCATCCAATGGAATGACAATAGAACTCCAATAGAATGGTACTGGACTTAATACTACCTCAATCTGTAGAGGCTAAGAAAAAAAAGCATTCCAAGACACTGAGAGAGTTATCTCTTAGACATCTATAGAATGCTTATAGTATTGTTAGGTAGGTTGATAATAGAGTTATATATCATGTACTGATTTTGTGGCGTATCTAAGAGTGGTCATTATATATATCAACCCTATAGTGCTACACTTGCTTTAGAACCATTTATCACCGTCTTTTACAGTGCTACCTGTTGCTTGAGATAAGAACTTTTGTATCTCACCATTGAAGTCATCCATCTTCTGTTGGGCTGCTAAAGACTCAGCATCAGCATCCATCTGCTCAGTCCAATAGTTAACAGCCATTGCTAAAGCTTCTAGCCTGTCATCATGGATGATTGCTCCCCTAGCCCTAGTCAGTCTAGTCATCTGGTAGAACAGACTGTAGGAAGGTTCTGGTGCGCTCTCGTAGTCTTCTTTAATCAGCTTCTCGTCAATGATAAGACGGTGCTGCATCATCACAGGTTCAAGGGTGTCTATGATACGGACTTCCTTCTGTGTGTTATGTCTGACTTCTTCTATAGATACTGGGTAAGTCTTGTTGATGAATGGAGCGAGTAGCTTAGAGAACATACCGTCACCAAAGTTACTCTCCACCACAATCATATTGACCTTCTCAAGCTTTGCTATGTTAGCTATCTTCTGCAATGTAAGGTCTTCATAGCCACCTTTAAAGCCTCCACACTGGGAAGCGTACAGGTAACCATTCAGCATCTTAACTACTGCATAGGCTGTCTCGTCTTTACCACGCCCAGATGGGTCAATAGCAAGTACAGCACCCGTAAACTCATACATCTGGTCAGAGAACCACATAGGTCTGTAGAACTTGTCACCAGTGAAGCCTACAACAGGTACATCCTGAACTATCTGTGCTGGGCCAGAAGCCCACGCTAAGTCAGCCCATCCTTTATTAGGATTCAATGCTGTTATGCATAGGTCTGCTAGTTTAAGTGGGTACTTATCAGCATCAGATAGTGTGGTGTCCAGCATGAATTGCAGGGCAAATCCAGCTTTACCATAGGAAGCTTCACGCTCCATCAGGTCTTCTTTAGTGAATCGGTCTGGCTCTGTAGGAAGAGTCTCCTGAGAGCCTCTATTAAGCTCTATGAAGGGTGCTAATCGACCTTGATACATTGCTTGCTGCTTGTCTGTTGGATACCTTGCAGGCCATATACGAATCTCGTAGCCACGTTCTGGCAGTAGGTTGTATATAGACATCTCAGTCTGGGGTGTACCGAGGTAGATAACACGTCCATTAGGCTTGAGTACAGCATCAAACTCTTTGATTGCCTCTGATAACTTGTCGCGCATTGTCTGAGTAGCAGAGTTGTTAGTCACCTCCACATCATCAGCAATTATAGTGTTGGCACGGGAGCCTGTAAGCTGACCTGAGATACCAACGGACTTAACCGAGGGAGAGTGGTCTGGAAAGGCAGGGCCAACATCAAATGCAATGACAGAATCACGTTGCCCATTCTTTGTGCGTAGGTGTTGGAGTAAGTCGATTTCATTTATTAGTCGCTTAGTAAAGGTTGAGAACGCATCAGCACGTTCTTTAGATGCAGATACCACCAGAATCTTATGTTGAGGGTCACAGTACAGTAGCCAAACTACATAAGCGGAAGTAATCCAGGATTTACCTATCCCACGGAAAGCTTCTATTACGCAACGTCTAGGGCCAAGCTGTAGATAGCTTGCCATGTCGTACTGAATAGGGGTGGGGTCAGGTAGTGTTAAAGTAGTCCAGACAATCCATAAGAATTTACGGAAGTCTTGTTTGATTGGGTCGTTTACTACAGGTGTAGTCATGCGTTACCTAGTGATTAAGGGGAAGTTCATCGTCAGGGAAGTCTGGAAGGGCGTGTATTAGGTTATCTAAAGGATTACCTTGCGTAGCTACGCCATCAATTCCATTGTCTTTAAGCATTTGCCTGGCCACGTTAAATATACTGGCTGTGGCTTCACCTGATTTGACTGCTGTTAGTAGTTGATTGGCTAACTCTTCGTGCAAGTCAGCCATTATTTTTTCTAGTTTGCTATTACTCATTTAGTGAGTCCTTTAGCTTTCTCAAAGGAGCGTAAACCGCCTAGACCTAAGAGTGACATTACTAATGTTGTAAGTTCTGCGGATGCGATAGCAGGAAGTTCTGCAGGTAGTGCGAAGTAAGCGTTGATGAGGCCAGCAAAAGGTAAGATAAGGAACTGGTAAAACAAACCAATTGCACATACCCAGCCTATTGCAGGACGCCAGCCAGCCACGAACACTGAGGCGTGTTTAGCACCTTCGATGTTAGCCATCGCTTGCAGTGTGTGGGGTTTCTGGAGTGCTTCAGTCAGCTTGAGTCGAGCATTAGCCCTCTCTTCGTCTGACGTAAACAAATCATCAAGGCCATCCATCACACTTCCAGCAATCCCTGCGAGAGGATTGATAGACATAGTGATTCCTTGTTAGTTAAGTTCCCATCCATTTGGATAGAACTGAAGTACCAACACCACCTAGACCTATAGACAGAAGCATAGCTCCAGCAAGGAATCCCTTGCCTTTGACTAACTGTTTTTCTAAGTCGTTGATGCGGTTTGATAGTTGTGAAGTTGTTTCTGTGAGTGACTCAACTTGGTTTCCGAGGTTCTCTACTAGAGTCACGAAACGCCCTGCGTCATAGTCAGACATGGTGGACATGGTTGTTACCCTTTAATGTAGATAGCTATTCCGAAAAGAATACCTAGTGCTAGAATCATGCAGATTCCTACATTGATTCCTAGTGCAATATCTTTCTGTAGCTTGGCTGCTTGCCTAGCTTTCTTCTTAATTACAGCCGCTTCTTCTTCTCTGCGTTGTCTGTGCCATTCGGCCTCAAAGCGAACAAAATCTGTCCAACCATTAAGCCGACTCTTTTTCATATGCCACTCAAGATTAGCCCTTTGGATTCTTTGCTGCTCTTGGAATTGCCAACATTCTAAGGCTGTGCCTTTGCTTGAACTGTCGCCAGCTTTTTTCTGTACTTCATGTGTCGCTGAGAAATAGTCCGTAAGTTGGCTACCCATTTCGTATATTGACTTGCCATTTTTGAATGCGGTCGATACTGTTTTATACAGGGCATTTGCCAGTGCGATTTCTGCTAGCATCGCCAATACCTCCGTGAGTAGTCTTGGGTTTCGTAAGCTTTAGTTGAGGGTTGTACTACAAGATATTCGATGGGGCGTTGGGCCACCACTGGCTCTATGATTAGAGCCTTCCCCTCTGGGAGAAGGGAAGTGCTTTGGTGTACTAATGGCAGCCCTGTGGGGCTAGACCACATCTACTTTTTCTTTGGTTTCTTGGTAGGTTTTGCTGGGGGACGACCCTTAGTTGAGCCGTAAGTACCTTGGCCTTTTGGCATAAGTTATTCTCCTTCTATAATTTTCCAAGCTGTTGTATCTTCGTCCCACTCGTATGCTTTTCCATCATCGGGCATAGCTGTGGGTGCTTCCCATTGGCAAGTGTCCTCAACTAATACCCAAGATGGGTAGGGGCTTGGTGCTATGAAAGCATCCCTGCCAGCATCGTAAATAAAACCTACACCAGCGTAGTTCTTTCTAAATGAACCACTGTAAGAAGTCTGTACCCATAGGAATGAATCACCGACTGCACCTGAGTTGATAAAGTCTTGTTCAGCTACGATTACTTCTGTAACTACACTGTTATTTAGTTTTGCAAAATGACTCATGTTAAGTACCTCACGATTACGATTCCAGAGCCACCAGCACCACCTGTACCAGAATGACCACTTGAGCCACCACCGCCACCACCAGTGTTCACGGAAGCTGCAACACCATTACCATTTCTTGTGCCATTACCCCCTCCACCAACACCGCCTTGACCTACATGTGCGGTAGTATAAGAAGCATTTCCTCCCCCTCCACCACCACCAGCATAGTTTGTGACACTTCCTGAGAATGAGTTGCTTTTACCAGCACCACCATCGCCTTGAACATATTCTTGACCAGCTTGTCCAGCAGCACCTGCACCACCGCCTCCTCCACCACCATAACCTACTCCAGCACCACCAGCGTTACCAAAACCACTAGAACCGCTTACACCTGATTGAGATGTTTGATTTGTAGCACCGCCAGCACCACCCTGTTTACCGCCACCACCTGAGCCACCAGCAAAGCCAGCACCATTTTGATTGCCTCCACCTCCACCACCACCTTTTGATGTTAGTGAACTAAAGACGCTATCTGCACCATTGGCTCCATTACCTACCTGCTGACCTTGCACTCCAGCCCCAACACCACCAGCACCACCAGCACCTATAGTTACAGTAAGACCTGTTGCAGTAACCGCAAATGAAGTTGCAGCTATAAAACCACCTGCTCCACCACCACCTGCACCTGTTGTTTGTCCAGCG